CTCGAATGTTTCGGCGGCTTACGGGCTGGCGCTTCGATGGGCGGCGCAGTTTGGCAACATCGAAACAACCGAACCCGACAAAGATATATTGTTTGAACTTAACACCGACTTTGCCATTTCGCGCATGACCCCGGACGAAGTGAACGCAACGCTTTCGGCCTACAACGGCGGACTTATCACGTTTGAAGAAGCCCGCGACAAACTCAAAAACGGCGGTATGGCTTACCTCAGTGATGAAGACGCCAAGGACCAATTGCAAGAGCAAGCGGACGCAGACTTTCAGAAGGCGCAGCAAGAGCTAAAGTCCCAAACAGACGAAGCGATGAGGCTTCAGCAATCGAAGACCCCCGTTGACCCCAATAATCAAGCGCCTACCGCGTAATATATTATATGGCAACGCCCATTGACATAGCAACGCGCCAACAAGTCTACTTAGAACGCCTGAAGGCCGGACACGTCCGCAACTGGAAAGGCGTTCAAGTCGAACTGCGCAAGCGTGTAAAGGCCGTCCTTGATGCGCTTGAAATTGAGGATTTGCAGGAGCTTGACCGCAAAGAGCTTCAAAAGGTTTTGGCAAGCCTACGTTCGGCCATGGTGGACGTGACGGCCCCCGCTATGGAGGACTTCATTGGCAACCTTCCGGGAATTGCAGAGTATGCGGCGCGACTCGAAGCTACCTCGCTCGCTAAACTTGTGGCAAACCCTCCCAAGTTCGCCACGCCTACCGCGAAACTTGCCTACAAGGCGGCACTTGAAAATCCAGTGCAAGCGACGGGTGAAATGATGCCCGTCATGATTAAGGATTGGCCGGTTCGTGACGCAATGCGGGTTTCAAACCTAGTTCAAAAGGGATGGGGGCAAAACCTTACGTTGCAAGACATGATCAAGCAGGCGTGCGGCACGAAGGCGCAAGGCTACACGGATGGCTTTCTTGATGTTTCACGCCAGCACGCGGGAACAATAATCAACACTTCTATTCAGCACACGGCGAACGCGGCGCGAATGGAAGTTTGGGAAAACAATGGCGATATTATTCAGCGTTACCAATGGTTATCGACCCTTGACCGCCGAACAACCGCGCAATGCAAATCTCTTGACGGTCGCACGTTCGAACCCGGCAAAGGTCCAATGCCGCCGATCCATCCAAATTGCCGGAGCACTACCGTTGCCGTGCTTGGCAAGGAGTGGGATTTTCTGGACGAAGGCGCGACACGGGCAAGCAGCGGGCCTAATCCCGGATACGTTGACGCAAACCTTAATTATTACGATTGGCTGAAAACACAACCGGCCAATTTCCAAGAGACGGCGCTAGGACCGACACGGGCAAAGCTTTTCCAGAGCGGAGGCTTGACCCCCGAACGGTTTGCAGAGCTTAATCTTGGACGAGACTTTGAAGCCTTGACACTTGACGAAATGCGGGCGATTGAACCCGATGCGTTCGCCAAAGCAGGGCTTTAGCAACAAACAACAACAAACACGCAGTAATACCAAGGAACCGAAATGAAAATCACGAAAACCGACTATGAAGCTTTGCCCGCTTCGCTAAAAGCAGCCTTTACCAAAATCGAAGGCTCCGAAGATTACCACAACGGCGAAGAAGACGCGGCTGGCCTCAAAGCCGCGCTAAAAGCGGAGAAAGAAGAGAAGGCCGGGGTCAAGGCGAAGCTTGACGGCTTCGAAGTCGCCAAGGCAAAGGAGCTTGAAGAGACCCGCAAAAAGGCGCTCGCGGACGCCCGCAATAGCGGCGACATCAAAGCCGTCGAAGACGATTACAAACGCCAAATCAACGAACTGAAAGCCGCGAACGAACAGGCCGCAAAAGACGTTGAGGAGCGGACAAAAGGTGAGGTTGTAAGCAAACACGTCGAAAACATCGCAAAGATGTTTGTTTCCCCCGCGCTCGCCAAAGCCTTCATCAAATCCCGCTTAACCGCCGAACTTGTGGACGGTCAACCAATTGTGCGCGTGCTCGGAAAAGACGGCAAAGCGTCCGCTCTCAGCGTGGAGGATTTGAAAAAAGAATACTTGACAGATGGGGAATTAAAGTCTTCCTTGGTCGCGTCAAGAGCAAGCGGCGGCGGGTCCGGGCATGCTCCTACCAACGGCGGGACCGGGGTTGACAATGACAAATTCGACGCGGCGAAAGCCAGTCCGAAAGAATTAGTTGCCCGCCTTGAAGCAAAGGGCATCGGTTCGGAGGATTTGGAATAACGACGCGGAAACGCAGATCATTAACCAATAATCCGAAATAATACTATGTCTCTCAGCGCCCTTAAGGTCTTTTCGCAATACGCCAAAGGTTCCATGACTGAAGTTCTGCTTCAGCAAGTTGACCTTTTCAACGCCGCCACTTCTGGCGGAATTACCCTCGTCGTTAAACAAAACGACGGCGATTTCTCTGACTTCTCCTTTTGGAAGAAGCTTGAAGGAATTGTTCGCCGTCGCAACGCCTACGGGACCGGCACCGTTAGCGCATTGAGCCTTGAGCAATTGCTTGACACGTCCGTCAAAATTGCGGCGGGCACTCCCCCGGTCAACATCCCCCCTTCCGAAATGAAGTGGATTCTGAAAGACCCCAAGGAGAGCGCCGCCGTATATGGGCAGCAACTCGCCAAGGGCCAGATGGCCGACATGCTCAACGCGGCCATTTCCGCCGTCCGTGCGGCACTCGTGCAAAACGGCGTGGCGACCTACCTCGACGCCAAAACCGGAAAATATACGTGGATCACCAACAATTCGGCAGCCGCGAAGTTTGGCGACCGCGCAAGCAATCTTGTCTGCAACGTCATGCATTCGAAGGTTTATTTTGACGTGATTGAAGGCAACCTTACGAACGCCGCAAACCTGTTCACCTTCGGCGGCGTGCGGATTCAAGCCGATCCTATGGGCCGTCCCCTTGTGATTACGGATTCGCCGGACCTCATCAACCCCACAGGCATCGTTGCAACCGAAGGTAGCGAAGTCCCCTCGTATTACTCGCTTATGCTGGTTTCTGGCGCGGTCTCCGTCAACGACAACGGCGACTTCGAACAGAACATTGAGACGAAGAACGGCGGCGAAAATATCGAACGCACCGTGCAAAGCGAATGGTCGTTCAACCTTGGCGTCAAGGGCTTTGCTTGGGACAAAACCAACGGCGGCAAATCCCCCACCACGGCGGCGCTCGGAACCGGCACGAATTGGGACAAATACGCCAGCGACACCAAAGACCTTGCGGGCGTCGTGATCGAAACCAAGTAAGTTTTCGTTCCGCTTCGTTGTTGTGCCATGGCGGGGCGGTTCCGAACAAAAAGGAGCCGCCCCGTTTTTCATAACCACAAGTATTATACAATATGAAAGCCATTTTATTTTTCGTAGCTGCCGGAATTGTTTCGGAAGCCAATTGCAAAACAGCGGACGCCATTGCCAAAGAAACCGGAAAACGCGTCGTGTTCCGTAATGCATCGTCCGCTGAACAAACCAGTGAACGCCCGGAACCCAACGACGGCGTTGCCGGTGTCGTTCCGTCTACCTACAAAGCATTCCCGCGTTACGATGATGCCGGGAAGCTCGCAAGCGAAGGCGAAGTTACCACGGAGGACGCCCCGGAACAGGCGCTCAACGCCCTAGGGTTGCCTGAAGGTCATCCCGACGATAAGGAGGGGCTGAAAGCCGCACTCGCATCCGAAGGCGTGGACTTCCATCCAAACACTGGAATCAACAAACTCGTGGCGCTCTATAAAGAGCAATTCAACATCGAAATCCCGGAATAACATCATGCAAAAAATCCTTTTCTTTACCGCAACCCCGTAAACATCAACCTTCAACACTGGTAATACTGAATATGGCTCTTGTAATTGAAAATGGTTCCTTGGTTGCGGGCGCTACCTCATACGCCAGCGTTTCGGAGGCGCGAGCGTATGCCGCCGCTCGCGCCTCCACCCTCCCCGCCGAAGATAGTGCCGTTGAAGCGGCCTTGATTGTGGCAATGGATTATATCGAATCTTTCCGGGATGATTTTCAAGGCATGAAGGTTGACCCGCTCGAACAGCCCTTGCAATGGCCCCGTGCGGGCGTAAGAATCGACGGAGCGGCGCTACCGTGCACGAGCATCCCCAAGGAACTGAAAGCGGCACAGTGCCAGCTTGCGATTGAGAGCGCCGGGGGTCTGGATTTGATGCCTACCGGCGACGGTCGCGACAAAATCCGGGAAAAGCTTGACGTGATTGAAACCGAATGGGCACCCGGAAGCGGCGGAAGCGACCAACCCTTTCTTTCCAAAGTTCGCGCGCTCATGGTTCCGCTTTTTCGAAGTGGCGAAGGTCGTCTAAAAGCGATTCGTGGTTAATATCATGGACTACTCAAAAAGCGCCGATGCTGCCTTGAAAATAATCAAGGAAAATGGCCGAGAATATGCAATCTCCCGCTCCCGGCCCGTGTTCGATGATGTCACCGGAGAGCCGGTGGAATCTTCGCCCGTATCCGGGACGCTTAAGGCCGTGATCCTGCCGCGCTATAAAGGGATGGTGTTTAACGAAATGGACAATGCTTTGAAAGAAGCAATCATTGCAGGCAAGGCCCGAACCGTGCTTGCCGCCGCGAAAGGTGTTGCCTTTGCTCCCGAAGCCCTTGACGAAATAACAATCAACACCTCCCAATGGGTTGTCGTTGGTTGTTCTGAACTGAACCCGGCAGGAACCCCAATTATTTACACAATTGGGGTTGTGCAAAAATAATGCGCCATGGCTGAAATAGATTTTACCGGATTCGCAAATAAGACGCTGCAACGTGCGGACGTTTTAATTCGTGCGGTGGGAATCAAAACTTTTAACGCCGTGATTCGGGATACGCCCGTGGGTGATCCTGATTTGTGGAAAGGCTCTACCAAAGACGCTAAGGGACGCGGCAAAGGGCCGGAGGGTTACGTTGGGGGCCGTTTGCGCGGCAACTGGCGTTGTTCCCTCGCGATGCCGGACACAACGACATTCACGGCTCCAAAGGGCGGTAACAAAAATGGGAAAAAGAAAACCGCGAAACAAGCCCGCGTTGAATACAAAAACTTTCCCGACGCTAACACCGTGCTTTCGAGTGTGAACGAAGTTTGCCAATCTGCCACGCGCAAAAATGTTTTATGGCTTGCTAATTCGCTGCCCTACGCTCATCGGGTAGAATATGAGGGATGGAGCCGTCAAGCGCCTGAAGGAATGGTTCGGCGCAACGTGGCGAGAATTCAAAAAATT